CCGGCAACGTGTGGACGCACATCATCTCCCTCCACCGGGAGGACGCGGAGCGGCTTGGCTACAACCACGCGGAGGCATGGCGCACATTACTGCGTACCCACCGCAATGACATCGCCGCGGCGATGAAGATCCCGCCGGAGGATTTCCGTTGGTACGCCGCCTTCCATGACGAGGGAAACCATCCCCATGTCCACATGATGGCGTGGTCGGTGAATCCGAATCAGGCGTACCTGTCCAAAGACGGTATCCGCCAAATCAAGTCCACGCTCACCAATCAGATCTTCCGCCAGGAACTGCTCCATGTCTACGAGCAGAAAAGCAAATCTCGTGATGAGTTGGTGACGGAAGCGCGGAAAGCCATGCTGGAATTGGCGAAGGCGATGCGGGAGATGACCTGCATCCACCCGGAGGCGGAGCAGATGATCTGGGATCTGTCGCGGCAGCTCGGTCAGGTCGGCGGCAAGAAAACCTACGGCTATCTGCCAAAGCCAATGAAAAAGCTGGTGGACGAGATCGTCGACCAAATGGCGCGGCTGCCCACCGTGGATGCGTGTTACCAGATGTGGTGGGAGCTGCAATGTCAGGTGGAGGATTACTATTCCGAGGGAAAGAAACGGCTGCGTCCGCCGCTGTCTCAGCAAAAGGAATTTTGCCAGATCAAGAACGCCGTCATCAAAGAGGCGGAGCATCTTCGCATGAACAGATTTTCCTTCGAGGACGAGGAAATGCAGGATGACGGCGAACAGATCAGCACCTACGCCATGAGCTATGCGTGTCAGGATCTGCAAAGCGTGGCCAACGATGAGAGTTTTCCGTTGGAGGAACGGGACGAAGCGGCAGAGCAACTGGAACGGTTGGCGGATGCAGGCGACGCCTACGCCCAATACGTCATCGGCACGGCGTACCGTGACGGCGGGCTGCTGATACCAGACACAACCAAAGCGCAAAAGTTCTTGGAGTGCGCGGCCGAGCAGGACTTGGACGTAGCACAGTACGCCCTCGGCAAGCTGTATCTTTCCGATGATGCAGACGTTCACGATCCTGCCAAGGGCATCTATTGGCTAAAGCGCTCGGCTGACAGTGGCAACGATTATGCCGCCTACCGGCTGGGCAAGGAATATCTCAGCGGCAAAAATACGATAAAAGATGCCGAAACAGCAGTGTCATATTTGCGGCAGGCCGCGGATAACGGCAGCACCTATGCCCAGTATCTGTTGGGAAAGCTGACCCTTATGGGCGAGGGTATTCCCAAAGACATGGACGCTGCCTACGAATGGTTCGCGGCGGCGCGGGATAACGGCCATGCCTACGCGGAATTTTTCATGAAACGCATGGAGCGCGGCGAACAGGAGCCGCCCAACATTCTGCTGTCTGCCACGCGGTTACTCTATCACATGGGTAATATTTTCCGGGACAACGCCACGGCTCCCACTGCCAACGGCGTTCAAATCGACCGCAAGCGGCTACAACGCCTGCGGCAAAAGCGCGTCGCCCTCGGTCACAAGCCGGACGATCAGGAGTTGGAACAGCAACAGGGATTTTCAATGAAATTCCATATGTAAAGCGGGTCGAGGTGTTCATTTTTTGCGCCGCAATAGTCAAAGAAACATTTCAGAAAACAGTAGCTTTGTGAGCGGAGTTGTGGTATGTGTTGTGGTTGCCAAAAAGGAGGTGCCGCAATGTACGATTACATGAAAGCCATGCAAAAGCGTTTCGACCGCCAAGAGTATCCAGAGTTGGCCGAGCAGATCGAATACGCCCATGAGGATCTGCGGCGGGACATGGATGCCGCGGGGCGCAGAAAGCTGCTGCGACTGTTGGATGCGCAAAACACATTGCTGGTTGAATCCAAGCTGATGAGCTTCACGGCGGGCTTCAAGCTGGCGTGGGGCATGGCGAAAGAGCTGGAGGCAGACGGGCTCTATTCCTTCGAACGGGAGGAAGAAGAACACATCTGCCATCCGGCGGAACAGGAGGACTAAATGGCGAAAAAACGTGCAAATGGCGAAGGCAACATTCGGAAACGCTCAGACGGGCGTTGGGAGGGGCGCTACACAGCAGGCTATCACCCCGAGACAGGAAAGCGCATCATCAAAAATGTGCTGGGTAAGACGCAGGCGGAATGCAAGGCGAAACTCAGTGCCGCAATGGAGGCTGCCAGAGGAATCGACGTCAGCCGCGCTGATGAGTACACGGTAGCAACTTGGCTGCGTAGCTGGTATGAGATCTACGCAAAACCGAATATCCGCATCTCAACAGCAAACCGCTATCAACTGATGGTCGAGCAATACACGATTCCCCGCATCGGCAGCATCAAACTGACAAAGTTGACTGCCCATGACTTACAAAAGCTCTACAAGGATCTGATGGAAAACGGTCGCATCGACCGCAAGAGCGGTCACGGCAATCCAGGACTCAGCAGCACGACCGTGCGAAGCCTTCACCTGATGCTGCACAACGCTTTCGAGCGGGCGATCAAGGAGCGCTTGATTCCGCGCAATCCGACCGAGGACTGCATCGCGCCGAAGGTTCAGAAAATCGAAATGCAGATTCTTCCACCGGAGCATATCAAGGATTATCTGGATGCCGCCGACAGGCGAGGACTGCTCCCCATGTTCTATCTGGAGCTGGTCAGCGGACTGCGTAAGGGCGAGATCACGGCGCTTCTCTGGAGCGACCTCGACATCCAAAACAAAACCATCTCCGTCAGCAAGCAGTATGTCAAGAATCCGAACGGCGAACTGACCTTGTCCCGTCCTAAGACGGAAACATCAGTCAGAAAAGTATCTATTCCGCAGGAGGCCATCGACCTACTAATAGCTGAGCACGATAAGCATCCCGACAATCCGTATATGTTCCCCTCACCGATCACGGGCGAGATGTACTATCCCGATTCCATCGTAAACCTGCATAAGAAGATACTAAAAGATGCGGGACTGCCACATATTCGCTTCCATGATCTCAGACACACATTTGCCACGTTAGCACTACAGAACGGTGTGGACGTGAAAACGGTCAGCAGTATGCTGGGGCACTATGATGCAGGCTTTACCCTCCGCACCTACACCCACGCCACAAGGCAGAAGCAGGATGAAGCTGCACAAACGATGGGTAGCTTCATGGCACAAGTGATGTGAGCAGAAAAAGAATAAAAAATATCGGAGAAGGGGCAAAACCTCCTCTCCGATGCTCTTTAAACCTATCCGCGCATTTCCGCGTGTGGGTCACGGTGTGGGTCAGGCAGTTGACCCACATCTTGGCTCGCACCATTCTCTGCGTTTTTGCAACAAAAAAGCACCGAAAACCGAAGTTTTCGATGCTTTTTGGAGCTGCTGGGCAGATTCGAACTGCCGACCTCATCCTTACCAATTATATATGAGCTGTTTTCTCTTATCGTTGCCTGTTGTAGCTTGTTGTCTCGCGATCATTGATATGCAAGGGCTGCGGGCTTTTTCTTGTCGTTTCTTATCGTTACTTGTTGTATCTTAAAATAGGCTGTTTCTTGATGCCCGTATGGGTTTTGTATGGGTTTTTGATAGAACCCATACCGCAAGACCTCATCCCTTATTTACAGCCTTCTTGACCGCCTCGCGCATGATCTGCGCCGCTCTGCTGACGCTCTCGGCGTTGGCGTGGGTATACATCCGCAGTGTTACGGCCTTGTCGCTATGGCCGAGCGCTTCGGATACGCTGGCCACATCCGCGCCGTTGGTAATCGCAACGCTTGCAAAGGTGTGACACAGCTTGTGCGGGTGAAGATCAGGTAGCCCGCAATGGTCGGACAATTTTTTGAGATAGCGCGTGGGGCTTTGCGGGTGCATTGGCTCCGGACTACCCTCCTTTGTGAAAACAAAGGCGCTCATAGCTTTTTTCGCCTGTTCTGCGCGAAGCTGACGCAGGAGGGCTATTGTATCATCCCCTGCATACACAGTGCGCTTATGGCCGTTCTTAGGGGTATCTATGTAGACGCCCTTTGTCGGTGTGTAGCACAGATTTCCGGCTATGGTAATTTCCCCGCTCTTGAAGTCAATGTTTTCCCACTTCAATGCGCAGCACTCGCCGCGCCGGATGCCGGTATCAATCAGCAGACAGACGAGCGCTCGCCATTTTAGGGGCTCCTCGTCCAGTACGTCAAGGAGCTTTCCGACCTCCTCTGCCGTATACGCAGCGGGAGCCTCCGCCTTTGCTTCACCCTTGCGCGGCTTCGGACGCTCCACCTTATCCATTGGATTGCGGTCGATCATATCCCCCATGTATGCCATCCTAAACAGGCTGTGCAGCACCGTATAGACTTTAATGACGGTAGCGTGGGCCTTGCCCGTTGCCTGGATATCAAGAAGCAGCGCCGTGATTTGCGCCGGTGTGATCTCCGGCATTTTCACATCGCCTAATATGGGGTAGACCTTTTTATCAAGGCAGTTTTGATAGTTGGCACGCCCGTTCTCGCTCATTGTAACGCTCTTAGCAGGCATGAACACTCTTTCCCCGTATTGTTTGAGGGTAAGAATGCGAGCGGCTTCTGCGGCCTCCTGCGCGGCTTTCTCGCGTTTCTCTGCGCGGCTGATAGCCTCGCCTGCATTACATTGCCGCTCAAACTCTGCCGCCACTGATGCAAGCTCTCGATCTATGGCCTTCTGGCTCCATCCCTCCGGCACATACCATCGGCGCGTCAAATAGGACTTGTCCCGTCCACGGCTGACGCGGATCTCATAAAAGGCTTGTCCGGCCTTATTGAATTTCTTTCGCGTGGACGGCATAGCTGCACCTCACTAATTATTCGTCTGTTGGAAGCTTTAACTGGTCGTGCATCGTGTTAAGCACACGAGCGCTTTTACTATCGGTAATGGTCTCGATTTGATAAAGCGCCGTGGCATGGAGCTTTTCTAATCGCTCCTGCTGCGGTATCCCCTGCTCAATCAGCAGCGCATTGATATTTTCTAAGTTTGCGAGTACAAGTAACTGTTCAATCGATGCGAAATCACGCATATTGCCTTTTGTACCGGGATTCTCCTGCTTCCATTGCTTTGCCGTTTTCCCAAACAGCGCCACATTCAAAACATCGGCTTCATCAGCATAAACATAACCTTGCTGTACACGCGGAAGCTCTGGCGGAATTAAATTCATCTTGATCGCATCCGTATGGATTCGATAGTTTGCCTTGGCAAGGATACGTTTGACATTCCAGTCCAACGCAAGCCGGTGTCCTTCGTCTTCCTTCAGGCGTTGATAGTCTTTGATGATATACAGCTTAAATTCTGGGGAAAGCCACGATGCAAATTCAAAAGCAATATCTTTATGGGCGTATGTACCACCACCGTATCGGCCAGACTTGGAAACAATACCAATGGCATTTGTCGCTTTTACCCATTGCTGGGGGGAAAGTGTAAATGCATTCTCTCCTGCATGACTTTTAAAGGAGTCGAATTCGACCCCTTTAAAATTAGGGTTGTTTAGTTCCTCCCACAAACCTAAGAAGTCAATCGTACTACGCAACCGTAGCCAATTCTTTACTACATCCTTAGGCGCAATAGGGTTTTTATGTCTGGCCATATCGGTCAAGGAAATATAGTCCTCTTCTTTGCCAACCGTAGTTACAACGGCAATATCTACACCATCTGCGTGAATAACACTCTCAACTTTCTTGTTTGCCATATCACACCTCTTTCCCGCTCCATGCCTTGCATGGGGCTTTATTTTTTGTCCTCGTCCGGCTCCTCTGGGCGCTGATACTGCGGCGTCTCCGCTAATTGCTCGATATAGTCGGCAACTTCTTTCATGTCCTCAGGCTTCAAATGCTTGAAAAAATACTTTCCAGCCATGAGCATTCCATCTGTATTTAAGTGGCTATAGAAAAAAGCTGTCCTATCTTCATCAGATTCGAATTGCAAAATTCCCATGCGATGCATCTCAAACTCAGATGCTTTGACCCACGGTTTACCATCACCCTGGCGAATAATATTCCCGTTCTCGTCTTTAACCGTCAGGTCTGCTTTTTCTACGATGTGCTTTGTAATGATCTCGCATTGTTCATCTGCGGGAACGAGGTCGGTCCAATCGACCCCTAAAGCCGCAGCTATTCCCCTTAATACATTATATTTAGGCTCTCTTTGTCCCTTTTCATATTTGCTAATGGTGGATTTTGTAACGCCAATCGCGTCCGCTAATTCTTGTTGAGACATCCCTCGTTTCAGTCTCACCGCTTTTATGTTCGTTCCTTGCATAAGTTTATTCCTCCTAATAGGACTATACCCTACTGTATCCATTTTGTCAACAATTTTTCATTTCTGTATTGACATATGTATCCATTTCGGATATAATCAAGTTATGGTAGACGATTTGGATACTTTAGGAGGTGAATGTAATGACCATCAACGCGATTCGTATTGAATCAATTCTGGCCGAGCGTGACATGACAAAAGCCGCCCTTGCTGAAAGATGCGGGGTATCTCGGCAGAATATCAGCACTATCATCCGGCGCGGGACGTGCGAGCCTCGCACAGCCGGTAAGCTGGCAGCCGGTCTCGGTGTCAGCGTCGCAGAGATCATCGAGGGGGCGCAATAATGACACCATATCAAAAGATACCAGAAGCCTGCAAATCAACCGGCCTGAGCCAATATTTTCTACGGAATGGCTGCAAAAATGGCACTGTTCCGCACATCAAAAGCGGCCCGACATACTACGTCGACGTACCGGCACTTTTAGAGAAATTGCGAGGTGAGGCAAACGGACATTCTGGAAGTTCTACAGCACTTTGAGGGCGTGAAGCGCTGCGGCGACGGTCAATATATGGCCCGCTGCCCGTGCCATGATGACCGCAAGCAAAGTCTCTCCATCGGTCGAGGCGAAAAGGGCGTGGTGCTCAAATGCCAGGCGGGATGTGATACACGCGACATCATCGCCCGTGTTGGCATTAAGCCTCGTGATCTCTTTTACGATGCAGAAGCAAAGCCCACCGAGCGCCCGCAGATCGTGTCCGTGTACGAATATCCAAATGGCGTTCAGAAGCTACGGAAATCGGACAAGTCCTTCACATGGCGTCGGCCGGACGGAAAAGGCGGCTGGATCTACAACCGTCAGGGCGTTCCGCACTCCCTCTATGTGGCCGGTTCGCTTGGTAATGTCGTGTTCATCGCCGAGGGTGAGAAGGATGCCGACAACCTCCATCGTTTGGGCTTTGATGCCGCCAGCGGCGCAGATGGTGCAGGCCCCGGCAAGTGGCGGAAAGAATACACTGAGCAGTTACAAGGCCGCACCGTGCTTATCTTCCCCGACAACGACGCCGTTGGTAAGGCTTACGCCGAGGAGACCGCCGCCTCGCTGCATGGTGTCGCCGATCATGTCCAGCTTTGCGACCTCTCAACCGTCTGGCCGGAGATTCCGGAGCATGGAGATATTTCCGATCTTATCGCTCATCTTGGTGGTGAAAAAGCCTGTGAGGCGATAGCGGAGCTCGCAACCACAACGCCGGAATGGACACCGGCCCCACCCACTGACATCTTTGAGGAATTCGGATTCTACAGCGTCCCGGACCTAACCGAGGAAGAACGCCGCCCGCCCGAGTTCATCATTGACGGCATGATCCCGTGCGGAATGACCTTTTTATCTGGTGCGCCGAAGATTCGCAAATCATTCATGGCGCTGCAGATGGCGTCCGCAGTTGCGACCGGCACTCCCTTTCTTGGACACGCTACCACGAAATGCGATGTAGCTTATCTCGATTTAGAGGGCAGTAAGAGCCGCATCTCATTCCGCGCAGCAAAAATGTCCACGCAGATTCCGTCAAACGTGTTTGTCACCAACAGCATCACGGAGCGCCTTGCCGATGGGCTCGTGGACAAGCTGCGGCAGCTCCACAGGGCACGGCCATCGATCCGCCTTATCATTGTAGACACATATAGCCGAGCACGCGGCAGCTATAAAGCCCCCGGCGCGAACGCTTACGATGCAGATATTATGTTGCTGGAGCCCGTGCAGCGCATGGCACTTGAGGAGAATATCGCGTTACTGTTCGTTCATCACGACAAGAAAGGTGCTGGTCTTGCTCTTGATTCTTTTGAGCGGTTGAGCGGGACGATGGGCATTTCCGGTTCCTGCGATTGCGTCATAAATCTCGTTGCAGACGGAAAGCGATTTGATGGTAAGGCCACAATGGAATTCACCCCACGCGACGCGAAGGGCGGCGAAATGAGCCTCGTTTTTGATGAGCGGTTCGGGGAGTGGCAAGAGGTCATCGAAACCAAGCCGGACTTGCGCGGCAATCCGATTTGTTCGTGGATCATCGAACATTCGCCCGAGCGTCAGCAAGAAGGAAAGACCTTTTCTTACGATACGCTTATTAAGGCAGCTTATGGGAGTTTTGTGGACAACCCCGGCGAAGAAGTCAGAAAGCAACTCGTTCCCCGTCGTGAAGAATTGTTTTCAAGTTATGGTATTGGCGTTCAGATGGGCGTGAAATCGAACGGCGCAAGAGGCATTCGAGTAATAAATCTGTTATAAAACACCGTCCCTGCGTCCCTCTAAGAGGGACGGTATCGCGGGAGAATAGCTTCGTCCCTCTCCCCTATTAAAAATATATGGTGTCCCTCTTAGAGGGACGCAGGGACACTACTATTTTATAGAAAGCAGGTGATACTCAACGAGCGGGAGAAAATCACAAAGCAAAGGACGCGCCGGGGAGTTGGAATTGTGCCGCCTATTGCAAGGCTACGGCTACCCCGTGCAACCGGGCGAGGCCGTGAGCTATGGCAGTACACCCGATCTAACAGGGCTTGACGGCGTACATATTGAGTGTAAGCGCGGCGAAAAGCAAGCCCTTTATGAGTGGATTGAGCAGGCGCAGAGGGACAGCGGCAAATTTAAGGACGGTTTACCGGCTATCTTTTGGAGGAAAAACCGCGCCCCGTGGCTTGTCTGCATGACGCTTGCGGACTGGATCAGCTTATACCAACGGCAGAAAACGGCAGAAAGCGGAAAGGAGGCAGGGAATGACCCCGAATAAAGAAAAGCTGCTTGCGGCTCTTCTGACTTCTCGAAGCAAGAAAGAAGCGGCAGCAGCGGCAGGAATTGCAGAGCGAACCATGCGGACTTATTTTGAAGACCCGGAATTTTGCCAGCGATACCGTGAAGCATTCGCCGGAGTGATTGAAGATGCTACCAGACAAGCGCAGGCGCTTTTAATGCCCGCATTAAGCACTCTCGAAACGGTTATGACCGACGAGGAAATAAACCCCGCCGCCCGCGTAAACGCCGCGAAAATCGCCCTTGATTATGCCGTGCGCCTGACCGATCAGAACGACCTTGCAGAGCGCCTTGCAGCGTTGGAGGAAATGCGGCAATGATAACACGGGACAAGCTGGAACAGCGCATAGCGGCCCTTGAAATGGCAGAGAAGCAACGCCGGGATAGCATGACCATCACCGCCACCGTGGAGGACTTCATAGCCCCGTGCTATCTCCCATTGCATGAGGACATAAAAGCAGGGCGGCACCGCTTTTACAATCTTCCGGGCGGGCGCGGGAGCTGCAAAAGCTCTTTCGTATCGCTTGAGATCGTGGACGGCATACAGAGCGACCCCACAGGCCAGAGCAACGCTATTGTGTTCCGCAAAGTGGCGGGGACAATGCGCGACAGCGTTTTTTCTCAAATCGCATGGGCTATTGATATGCTGGGCGTTTCCCACCTCTGGAAAGCAACCGTTTCCCCGATGATGTATGAATACAGGCCGACCGGCGCACAGATCCTTTTTCGAGGGCTGGACGATGCAAGCAAGTTAAAATCTATCAAGCCCAGGCGTGGCACTTTCCGCTATTGTTGGTTTGAAGAATTTAGCGAGATAAGCGGCCCGAACTTTGCCCGAAATGTTTTGCAATCGGTCATGCGAGGGCAAGGGACAAACCCGCAAGTGTTTCGCAGCTTCAACCCGCCGATCAGTAAGGCAAATTGGGCGAATCAGTTTGTTGCAGAGCCAGACGCGCAGGGGATCACCTTTCACACCACCTATAAGGACATACCCGCCGAATGGTTAGGCGAGGCTTTCATAGCGGAGGCTGAACGCTTGGAAGCCGTTAATGAGCAGGCATACCGGCACGAATACTTAGGCGAGGCGACCGGCACCGGCGCGGAGGTATTCCCGGCGCTGGAAGTGCGGGAGATCACCGACAAGGAAATAGAGCAAATGGGCTATTTCTATCAAGGCTTAGACTTTGGATTTGCAGTCGATCCCGCCGCATTTATCCGCGTGTCTTATGACCGCAAGAGCGACACCGTTTTTTTTGTTGATGAAATATACAAGCGGCATTTGTCGAATAAGCAGCTTGCGGAGGAAATCAAAAAGCGCCGCTATGACCGTGGCGGGGGTGAGTACCATTCGCCGATATTGGGCGGCGTATACGAGGAAAAGCAGCTAATCACGGCGGATTGTGCGGAGCCGAAATCCATAGCGGATCTGCAGGCGGAGGGCTTGAAGTGCATCCCATGCCACAAAGAGCCGGGATGCGTGGCGTATCGTGTGAAATGGCTGCAACATCGGCGCATTGTGATTGATCCGAAGCGAACCCCCGAAGCATACCGCGAATTTGTAAATTACAGCTACGCAACGGACAAGGACGGAAACTTTCTTTCCGAACTGCCCGACAAGGACAACCACACCATAGACGCCTGCGCTTATGCCCTCGACCGGCTTATTTACCGGCGCGGCGTTTCGGCGTGAGAAAGGAGAAAGTCATGGGCTATATGCGTATCAAGTGCCACTATTGCGGCGGCACATGGGAAGTGTACGGGCGAAGCGTCACAAATGGGGACTATGCCCGCACTTGCCCGCATTGCTTCAAGGCCATTGAAAAGCAGACATGGGACAAGCAGATCATTCCGGCGTTTCATGCGCTGGACGATGCAAACCGCGAGCTTGTAAAGGACAGCAGCGGCTACCATACCCCGCTTTTTGAGGTCAGCTATGAGGCCGACAGCGTATTCCGCAACGGCTATGAAAACTGTCCAAATTTGGACTGAAAGGAAGCACATGGACATTTTGAAGGAATACCCCCTAATTGATGAACACGGCAAAAGATACCGCGAGTTTGGGCGCGGATGCCGTGAGTACGCGCCGACCCTTGTAACCTCTGCGGGCGAAGTGCCGATGGGAACAGTCATTTATAAGAAGATGCAGGAAGAGCCACCCGCACAAAAGAAAGATTGCCCCTTTCAGGGCGGCCTATATCCCCGCTGCACAGAGGATTGCAGCTTTTACGAAAACAGCAAGTGCAAGCCGGGAACGGCAACGGCGGGCAAGCGCTGCCCTCTCCCTGCACATTTGACTTGCGGCGACACCTGCGCCATGTATAAGAATGGGCGTTGCGGCCTTTTTCCGCAGCAGAAAGGAACAAAGAAATGAGTTATTTAAGATCGTTCACAGGAAGCAAACAGGATATGGCGCGAGTTCTGAAAATCGAGCGAATGATCCGCGATTTGACTAACATCAACGCTATCCGCGAGATCGAGCAATTCATGGGTGAAAATCGTGAGCTTATCGCAAGAAACAGCGAGGGCGCAAACGCAAGCAACCGAGACAGTAAAAACCGCGAGTATTACGCAGTTTTCAGAGAAATCACAGGAACGGAGGATACCAATGTCTACTAAATACAACCACTTTGCAAAAGACCTTGACGCCGCTTTCAAGGCGGCACGGGACGAATACGCCGCCGCGTATAACGCAGTAGAGCAGACCCGAAAGGCCATGCAGGACGCAGGCCCGGACGCGCTGAAAAGGCAGATTGCCACGCTTCAGCTCCAAGAGGCAGAAAACAAGATGAGAACGGAAACCGCGCGCATTTGGGCGGCGTTCGATGCAAAGGCCGCAGAACTCCGCGGCGCATTGGCGAGCGAGGTACAGGCGAGTAAGTGCGTTGACCCGACTGCCGTTGATGCTGCGGGCGTGGAGCTGATGAAGTCGGGTATCATGACTGCTGACGATTATTTCACCCTTGCAGCAAAATATGACGGAAATACAACGATGTTGAGGCTCCTTTCAAAATACGCAGCAGACGCGGCGGCAGACGAGGACAACCGAAAAGACCGCGCCGCGCTTATTACTCTTTCGCGGGACTGCGCCAACGGCACAGGAACGACGCTCAGGGCGTGGGACGATCTCATGAATGTCGCCAACTATTGCAGCGGGCGCGGCGGCAGCGGCAACCGGCGCATTACTCCCGGCGTAACGCTCAGCATGGGCGAGAAGTGGGAGCAGCTTTCCGGCGAGATTGTCGAAAACTTTTAAGGAGGGCTTACATGGGCTTGATGATCTGCGGCGCGGTGACGTTTGCTGTCGGTGCGTTCTTTGGCGCAATTATGGTCTCTGTTGGGATCCAGCTTGAAAAGAGGCGAGCAAATGAAACACAAGGCAAAAAGTAAAGCTTGGGCGCGAAAGTATGTGAAAGTCATGGGCCGGAATGTATTGGCCGCGTTTGATATGGGCTATGAGGATGGAGCCGCCGGAAATCAGCGGCAGGCTCCTCCTTTCCCGGAAGAAATACAGCCGGGAACACCTGCTTATGGTGCGGTAGTTTTTGCGCAAACAATGTATGACAGAGGGTATACCTTCGGAAAGGAGATGATAAAATGAATTTACTTGACCTTGCCGTCAAAATCACGGTTGATGACAGCGGTGTTGACAGCGGCCTAAATAAAATAACGTCCTCGTTCGAAAAGGTCAAAAACAACGTCGGCTCTGTGATAAAGACGGCTTCAAAAATTGGCGCAGTTGTTACCACAGTCGGAACAGCGTTAACCGCGGTCGGTGTAGATACCGCCGCTGAGGTGAGGGCAGAGGCAAGCGCGTTTGAACAGACCTTCGGTGATATGCAGGACACCGCTACAAAGGCAATTGGGCGCGTAGCTGATGAATCCGGCATCTTGCAGACGCGCTTGAACTCACTTGGCAGTAAAATTTATGCGTTTGCTCGCTCTTCCGGCGGTGATGCGACCGAAAGCATGAATCTGATGGAGCGCGCATTGAAAGCGGCGGCAGACAGCGCGGCCTATTATGATACCAGTGTTGAGCAGGCCACAGAAACGTTGCAGTCCTTTTTGAAAGGCAATTTCGCCAACGACGCAGCCCTCGGACTTTCGGCCACGGAGACCACACGAAACGCGGCCGCTATGGAGCTGTTCGGTCAGAAGTATAACGATCTTTCGGAGATTCAGAAGCAGGAAACGCTTCTGAAAATGGTGGAGGATTCGCAAAAACTATCCGGCGCACTGGGGCAAGCTTCACGCGAGGCTGACGGTTGGGAAAACGTTCTCGGCAACCTGAAAGAATCGTGGAGACAGCTAAAAGCCGCATTCGGTGAGCCTATTCTGGATTCTGTAACGCCGATGCTGCAAAGCGCAACGGCGGCAGTGCAGGATTTTACGGGAAAAGTGGATTGGGAGAAAGTAGCAAATGTCATTACGACGGGGTTTGATTCCGCTGTAGACGCTTGCAAGACTTTGATGGACACGCTCAATCAGATCATCCCTGTTGTCGGGGTCGCTGCCGGCGCCTTTGCCTCGCTCAAGGCTGGAATGGCGATTCAACATCTTGTCCAGGGCTTTCAAAATGCACAGGTTGCCATTTCGCTCCTGACTATGGGGCTGAATAATACGACACTTGCACAGGCCGCATTAAACGGGACGATGACTGTCGGCGAGACGATCGTAGCGCTGCTCACAGGGAAAATGACCTTAGCGCAGCTCGCGCAGGCTGCTATGACAAAAGGGCAGCTTGCCTTGAACACCGCGTTAAGCGCAAATCCCATCGGGGCAGTCATTGCCGTTGTTGGAGCGCTGACGGCGGCGGTCGTTGTGCTATGGAACACAAATGATGATTTTCGCAATGCGATCATTTCTGCATGGGGAAAGATCACGGAGACGATCTCCGGCGCAGTATCAGCAATCAAAACTTTCTTCACTGTAACAATTCCCGATGCAGCAAAAACGGCAGTCAAGTGGTTTCAGAGTATCCCTGAACAGATGCGGGAGGTCGGCAGAAACCTTTTAACGGGGCTTTGGAATGGCATCTCCGATAAAGTCGCATGGCTCAAGCAACAGGTTTCCGGCATTGTGGATAGGATCAAGAGTTGGTTTACCGGCAAGAACGGTTTTGATGAGCACAGCCCGTCGAAATGGTCGAACGGCGTTGCCAAGTACGTTATGCAGGGCATGGCCGACGGATTTGAAAACGGTCTTCCGTCGCTGATGGACAGTGTAGGCGGTGTCACAGACCGCATCAAAAACGGCCTTGACTTTGGCACAGCGAGAATCGACTATGCGGCATCTGCGACCGGCAGCCTTGCAAGAGCTGCAAACCGCAGCAATAACGACGAAATGCGGCCCATCGTCATTGACTTTACCGCACAGCTTGACGGAAAGACGTTAGTGCATAAGATGGTGCCCATCATGCGAAATGAGGTGCGCTCTGCCGGTGCAGCAATTATCTAAAAAGCCACAGCCGGAGAAAGACCCGGCAGCAGGCGGCAAAAGCCCACAGGAACGTTCCTGTGGGCTTTCTGTGCTATTCCGTAATTTCTTTTTCAACGGCCTCAGCAATAAATTGATTAAGTGATTTTCCGCGTTCTGTGGCGGCAACACGCCATCTATCCTTCGTTCCCTTTGGCACACGGATCTGTATGCTGTCTGTTTTTTCTTTTAAATATTTAATTGATGCTTTTTTCTGCGCATCTGTGTACTTATCGCCCATTCGCCACCTCCTAACACAGAGTATTATATCACATCACTATATATGCATTCTATATACGCATTGCACAATATGCTTGCTATATATTTGTTGTATCCGTCTATTGAATATATGCTTGCTATATACTATACTAAGACCATGCAAGGGACAAAAGATTGAGCGAAGGTCGATAGCCAACGCGACACCGTAAGAGCTGGAACGGAGAAGATTGATAGAAATTTCTGAAGGGATAGATACTCAGAGCCACCAGCCGCCGATCTCACCCGCAATTAAGGAGGATAAAACAATGAGCATCAACGAAATGGACAGCAAGATCAAGGAGCTGCGCGAGCTTCGCCGGATGGCTGACGAGTTGGCCACAGAGATGGAGGCTATTCAGGACAGTATCAAGGCCCACATGGACGCGGCGGGCGTGGACACCATCAACGGCACAGATTGGAAGGTGACCTATAAGGCCGTGACTTCCTCTCGTCTGGACACCAACGCATTGAAGAAGGCGCTCCCCGATCTGGCGCAGCAGTTCACCAAGACCACCACGGCCCGCCGGTTCTGCATCGCATAAAAGAGGCCCCCATATCCGAACCGCCGACCAAGCTAAACGGATATAGGAGCCACAGCCAACCACCACGGGAGGCCGGTAATACTATACCGCCTCCCGCACAGAAAAGCAAGGAGGAAATGACAATGAGTAAAAACAGTGCAATTATGAAATTCGGTGAGATGCTGACCCATGCGGCAAACATTTACACCGTGGGAGCGGCCGGGCCGGCCTTTGCGTGGGCCTCCCCTAACGACATTGTGATACTGGGCAAAATCTCGGATGATATTAACGGGCGTGTGTGCCTTGTGAGCCTTCCTGACGATGAAAAGAGGCGTTTTGTGCGTCTGTATCGGCACGGGAACACGATAAAGACCTATTACATGGACGATTACGATTGTAGCGGGGAGTATCCGGCTAACGGCGTGGAAGTTCATGGGGAAGTGCTGGCAATCGTCCACCAGTACGGAGTGGATCCAGAGGCCCCCAAAGCATCCACGGCGTGGGAAAAGCGTGTGAAAAAGGCATTGAAGGGCCGTTTTATCTCATTCAAGGATCAGGAGCAAATTTTGAAACGGCACACCAACGCCGGACGCTGGACAACCCTAAACGTGGCCTATTGTCTGGGCGCAGAGGCCGGGAGAAAGGAGGCCATGAGCGATGACAAAGGCAGAGCGTGAAATGATGGAACGCATCCACGCCTACGGTATAATCCTATCACTCGACGAGGAGCAAGCAGGACTTGTCCTCGCGAGGATTAAGAAAATGTTAGCGGAGCAGGAAGCGGAGGCGAAACTTCTGACAGGTAAGGAGGTGTCCACATGAAAGCATACCTAAAAGACGTCTTAGGATTTGCTGCAATAGCCTTTTGTGTTATCGCAACAAATGCGATCATTCTTTTCGTTGTATATCTAATCTGCGGAACACTTGAAAGCGGAGCGGCAGCCATCCTATTTTTTGTTCTCAGTTGCTTTGTTGTCCCTGGCGAATCCCGTATATTTGATTTTTGGGCGGAGAAAAAACATGAGAAAAAATGAAAGTGACCTTATACGCAAGAAGCTAAAAGAAACCATCCTGAAAATGACGCCATATCAGCAAGATTTAATGTTAGCGGTTGCAGAGAAAATGAAGGAAAATAGAATCGCCAAATTAGGCCCACGCTAAGACAAAAGCCGCTCGAAAGGGCGGCTTTTCCTTGTCGGTATGGGTTTTTGTATGGGTTTTTCGGAATTGGGAGAATCCCCTCAAAATACAAATGGCTTGAAAAATTGCAAACATAAAGCAAAAACCGCTCAAATCAAGCGATTTAAGCGGTTAATGTTGGAGCTGCTGGGCAGATTCGAACTGCCGACCTCATCCTTACCAAGGATGCGCTCTACCTACTGAGCTACAGCAGCAAATGGCGACCAGGAAGGGGTTCGAACCCTCGACCTCCGGCGTGACAGGCCGGCGTTCTAACCAGCTGAACTACCTGGCCATTTACTAAGGCGTTCTAATCAAAGAACAAATTTATTATAACATTTACAAGCGGACTTGTAAAGTATTTTTTATGGCAGGGGCAGAAAGACTCGAACTCTCGACACGCGGTTTTGGAGACCGCTGCTCTACCAACTGAGCTATACCCCTATGTGGTGGGCCTTCGGGGACTCGAACCCAGGACCAACCGGTTATGAGCCGGCCGCTCTAACCAACTGAGCTAAAGGCCCAAGTGATTGTCTATCCCTGATTTTTGAAAAAGAAAGAGTGCCGCCACCAGAGTGGCGGCACTCTTGGCTCCCCCTGTTGGACTCGAACCAACGACACCGCGGTTAACAGCCGCGTGCTCTACCGACTGAGCTAAGGAGGAGTGTTGGCGCTACCTATCTTTCCGGGCCGTCTCCAGCCAAGTATTGTCGGCAGAA